TATCAACAGAAGAAAAATGAAGATATTATCATGGACTGGGATATGGACCAGTGGAGAATATATGCAGCTTTCCGCAACCAGTATCATATAGATCTGAATAAGGTAAATATGCACTGGTTCGTGTTTATGGGATTGCTGGGGAACCTTCAGGAGAGCTCCCTGACCCATGTAATGGACATACGACAGAAGAAGATCACCTCAAAAATGTCACAGGAAGAGAAAAACGCATATAGGAGCGCTAAAAAGATATTTGCTATTAAGGCACCAAAGGATGAGAAAATCACACCTGAGGAGCAGGCAAGAATTGATGATTTTATGAAATATGCAAAAATCAATAAGTCGACAGAGAGCCAGTGAGCCAGTTGATACCGGATAGGTGTCGGCAGGCTCTTTTTTGATCAAGGAGGCATCATGGCAAAGTACGATACTGAGATCAGGTTACATTCTGATCTGGACAATTCGAAACTGGATAAGGGCGCTGAACACATCGAAAAAAAGCTGGATGAACTGGAGGAGAAAGCCAAGGACACCAGCCTGACACCGGAGGGATGGTCAAAAGAAGACTGGGATAAATTCGAGAAGAATTTTGACAGTATCATGGAGCGGAACAAGAAGAAGGCAGAAGAGGCAGCAGCCGAAATGGCCAAAGCAAGTGCTACGGTAGGTGAAACGATTGCTCCGCGGGATGCAGTAGGGTATCAGCAGTATGATTCAGATGCCATTATGGCTCAGATTGATCAACAGGCCAGTGCTGCAGACAAAGTCAGTGAGAAAGAAGAAAAAATTGCTGAGAAGATCAGGGAGCAACAGGCAGCAGAACAACAGCTGATTGATATAAAAAACAATGCTGTGGTAGCTGATCAGAATATGGTTGCCTTGATGCAGGAGCAGGAACAGATTACAGAGCGCATGGCGCTACTGAAAAAGGCTGGAGTCACAGACGGATATCAGGAATATGATGAGCTGTCTGCCAGACTTGCAGAGATCAACAAAGAGGTTCATACAATTCGAAATGGCTTTTCTGAACTGGAATCCAAGGGAAGAAAGGCATTGGAATCCTGCGGAACCAGCGCGAAAAAATCGGGAAATCTATTATCTACGATGGCAAGCCGCCTGAAGGGTATTTTACTGAGCTTATTTATATTTAATTGGATATCTAAAGGATTTAATGCAATGGTATCCGCCATGAAAGAAGGTTTTAGGAATCTTGCCCAATACTCTAAGGATTATAATGCACAAATGTCTGCCTTGCAAAGCAGCTGCGCCCAGTTTAAAAACAGCTTGGCAGCAGCGTTCGAGCCTATCGTCAATATGGCTATTCCGTACCTGGTAAAGCTTATTAACTGGTTGATCAAGGCGGCGGATGCCGTGGCACAGTTCATGGCAGTCTTACAGGGAAAAAGTACTTACACCCGGGCAAAAAAACAGACCATAGATTATGCAAAGTCTTTGGACACTGCCAGTAAGTCTGCAAAGAAGGCACTTGCGGCATTTGATGAACTGAATGTGTTGAGTGATCAGGGAGGCTCTGCGGCGGGCGGAGGCGAACTGACCGGTAAGGATGCTTTCGAAGAGGCTGCGGTGGATCCTAAGATGGTGGAAATGCTGGAGAAGGCTAAGAAATTGATGGAGATTATAAAGCCTTTGGCAGTTTTTATAGGAGTTGTATTGTTGGCGTGGGGAATAGCTGGTTTGCTTAAAGATTTAGAAGGACTTGCACCGCATCTCTCTAAGGCATTCGGGTTAATCATGCTGATCGTCGGGGCCGCCTTGATGGTATATAACTACGTGAAAATGTGGAAAAACGGCGTGGACTGGGAAGGTATTGTTGGATATGTCGCAGGACTGGCATTGGCGGTGACCGGATTGCTGATCTTGTTCGGGCCGGTGGCCGCAGGAATCGGACTAATTGTCGGCGGAGCAGCTGGGGTGATACTTGCGCTGAAAGACATGACAGAAAATGGCGTGAATGCCAAGAACATGACCTTATTGCTGATTTCTGCAGGTGCAATATTGGCTGGAGTGTTTCTTACACTCGGCGGAGCAGCAACAGTGGTTGTGGGCGCAGTAATGGCAGTAATAGCCGCTATAGCCGGTGTGGTTGTGTGGGCCGGAAACGGCGAAGAGGCTCTTGCAACACTGAAAAATATGCTTGGCAAGCTTGGAAACTTTGTAAAGAGCGTGTTTGTAGGAGACTGGAAAGGTGCATTTGGAGCAATCGTAGGTTATGCGAAGGATGCAGTAAATATGGGAAATATCATAGCGGAATCTTTTGCAAATGGGTTCATTAAAGCTATCAATTTTATCATTGACGCTATTAATTCGCTGAGTATTGACATTCCGGACTGGGTACCATTTGGATGGGGTGGAAAAAAATGGAGCCCTAATATTCCGAACTGGAATGCGCAAGTATCACTTCCTCGTCTGGCCAACGGTGCAGTGATTCAGGGCGGGAAGCCATTTACGGCAATTCTCGGAGATCAGCCCAGAGGGCAGACCAACATCGAGACACCATTGGCTACTATGATTGAAGCATTTAAGCAGGCACAGGCAGAAAATGGTGGTGGCAATTATACGTTCGTGGCTCAACTGGACGGACGGGAGATATTCCGGGAGACCGTGCGGCAGGATCGAATGTATCAAAATACGCATGGACAGAGTGCATTTATTTAGGAAGGAGGGAGAACAATGCAGAAATTTGGAGGATGGTTAATTAAGTTTGGGGACGTTGTTCTCCCCAACTCCTTCTTATTGGCGGATGGTTGGGAAAGTACTCCGAATCAGCGTGTGGAGATAGATGCCTACAGAGATGCCAATATTCTACTGCACCGGGAGACATCGCCGAATTTTAAAACGAAACTGACTTTGAATATTAGAGAAATGAATCTGGAAGAGAGAAGAGCGTGGAACAGTATCATTGGACTTGCAGAGCTCCCTCAGACGGAAAAGAATCAGAGAAGAGTCAGGTGTACCTACTGGAATGATGAGACACTGGAGTATTCTTCTGGAATTTTTTATATGTCAGACACTACTTACAGCATCCACACATTATCAGAGCAGGAGAGTGACATAGATTACAACGATTTCAAGGTGACGTTGGTGGAGTATTAGCATGGAAAAAAGTATACAGCAGATGTTTTATGATGACTCAGTGGATAAACAGCTGATAATTACATATTCGGGATCCGGCACCACTCTGACCAATGCCGAGTTCCAATCAGAGACAATGACTGTGACAGAGTCCATCTGTGATGAGCAAGAACTTCGGTTCGGATGCTGCAATGCATCGTCTTTTGAAATAAAGGTACTTGATACGGCAGAGAATTTCAAGGGTAAGAAAATGAGAGTGTCTATCTTGCTTGCAGGTCAGGACGAAGCCTATCAGTTGGGAGAGTATAAGGTATATTCGGACAAGCCGACGGCGGACAGACTTTATAAGGATATCGTAGCCTATGATGCTATGTACGAAATCCTGAATGCGGAGGTGTCCGGGTGGTACAACAGCCTGACTTTTCCGATGACGCTCCGACAGTTTAGGGATAGCTTTTGCTCCTATGTCGGTGTGGAACAGGA